ACAGAATCGGTGCTGGATATGCACCGCTGAATTTATGAATAAGAATCCCTTTTCCTGGCTGATACCCAGAACCGTCGAAATAGTAACCATCGAATATTGTTACGCCATACCCACTCGTCGGCTGGCTTTTTCCTGATCCTACCGCTTGAAATAATCCCGGAGCGTTCGTATTCCACCCTCCCGCTAAAAAAACGATCGTTCCAGCAACGCTTTCCAAATAACCCACCGATCCATAAGACATACTCATATCCGCTCTCCATCTCCCAACTGTATCCGAACGAGTGACCCGAGCGGAAGTCGTATTTATCGTGGATGATAATGTTGTTGTTAGATATCCTGAACTTGCACTATACCCGCCTCCAGAGATTGTCCATGCTGGGCTTGAGGTGTAATTCGCGTCAGAAAATGTGTCGATAATTTCTCCGTTTCCGTAAGCAAACCTATCTATACGTAAATCACCCGGGACGCTTGTTATATCTGTCTTGTCTGCTGTTGATGAATTGGACCAATCCGATTGACTGTCGATGCTAATATTTGTTGAAACACCTCCTGGGAAAAACACGTTTTCTACTTCGGCACCAACGGATACCCCAGCCTCAACCAAGAGATCAACCACTATTTCTTCTATCTTTTTATTTTGTTTCCAGTATATATATGTCACCGTAACGACAACACCAGAACTTGGGGCCGCCGTGAATGATATTTTGGCCCCGAGCGTCGGCTCGTTCAATTGTGAAATACTGTAGTCTGTCCCCGGCTTTTTGGCGATGCCATTGAGAGAAACCTCCTTAATTATTCCGACACCAGGGTGAACTGTCGTGAAATCCTTGTTGCTCCCGTTCCCTGTGCCCATGTTTTCGTATTTGACCAAGGTCGAGACGTTTTCCGCGTTCGCATTTTCCAGCAGAGCTTCGAGTCCACGCACGTCCACCTGGATTGTATCCGACGCCGCCGACGTGTTGAACCCCGTCGCCACGCCAACAAACAGCGGTGTATATGTCGCCGTCCCTGCAACATCGTAACCGCTCTCAATCTTGAACTTCGTCCAATACGGCTCGAACCCGTCGGGGTATGATGTCGTCGGGCCGAAATATCCGCCCCGCTTTCCGGCCTTCCATTGCCGTCGCTCGTTCTTCAAAACAAGGTTGACGTTTGAGATTTTGAATTCGTTCAGCTTGTCGGTGTCCAGCTTGCCGGTTATCGGCGAGACGGAAACAATTTGATCTTCCGGCAAGATCGTCCACGCCGCCTCCCACGTGTATGCCTTTGACGCCTCAACCCAATACCGCCGCTTGTAGGAAACCCGGCGCACGGACACCGCCGCCGTGGCCTTCTGGGCTTCCTTGAACGCGGTGGAGACGGTTTTCATACTTCCTTTAAGTCCATGACAACTTCATACCCCGCGCCCTTGTAGTTGGACATGTATTTATCGTCCCACGTGTTCGCCCAGTGGACGTAATACACATCCTCGGGAACGTTCACACTCTCCGGTTGCCAAAGGAACGGCTGTCCGGCTTCTTTTATGGCCTTCAAATTGTCCCGCTGGGCCTTTGTGAGGTAGGACCATCGGCAACGTGCCTCATAGCGACCATTGCGCCCGGACACCGCCCTGGTGATTACCCTGTGAATTGCCCCGTCACCAAGGACGATCTCCTTAGTTTTCTCCCGCCATTTCGTGTCGTAAGAGGCCAAATCTTCGGCGGCCAGGGCGACGCCGCAAATGATGATCTCCCCAATTGTTTTTTCCTGGTTGGTTGTCATGGTCGCCGTTGCGGAAATTTTTACCTTCGTGGCGGAAAATTGAGTGACGCCCGCGTATCTGCTCGTTGTGGCGTCCGACGCCTGGTTCGTCACGCTTTGCCACGCGGACCCGTCCCATCGATAGAATGTCCACGTCTTGAGGTTGTGGTTCAGCAGAAATAGTGTGTCAATCGTCCGTGTTTGCGAAACTCCTCCCTCATAGAATTCGATTGTTAGCTCAAACGCCGTGGCGTCGCTGTTGGCCCCTGTGGTCGAAAACTGGACCGCCGACGACCTGTCATATAGCAGAGAGGTTACACCACCGTGAGTTGACGTGAAAACGCTGTTAGCATCCAACCAGTTCCGTGAATATATCCGTGGTTCCGCCATGTTCTCCCCTAAACCGCCAAATTCTTGTTCGCTTCGCCCACGTTTCGGATGGCTACCGCGAGATGAACGCCTTCCGTTGTCCGGCGCAAGACTTCCTCGCCCAATCGGCGGGCCACGACTTCGACAGAAGAAAGGTCAACACTGTCCGCCGTGAACTGGACCGTCACGCCGCCCACGTTGATGATCGTAGATCCTCCACCGCCTCCGCCGCCCGACGAACTCCCGCCGCTTGATCCGAGAGAAGAGACGCCGCCGGATGTTGTGGATCCAGTCCCTCCGCTTGTCGTTGTGTCGGAGAACGTCTGCCCGTTGCCAAGATCGGTTGACGTCTTAAACTCCTGCGTCCCGTCGGACATCTTGGAGGCTTCGCCGAGAGCCTTGGACTGCTGGGCGAATTGGGCAACAAGGACGGCGGTCCCGGCGGATGCAAGAGCGATTCCGACAGCGCCTTTCCCTGCCTCCGCCGCCCATAATCTCGCAATAGCGATTGCCTTTTCAAGGGCAAGAATCACACGCGCTCGCGCAAGCTGGGCCTTCGTGTGCCCCGACTGCATGGAATTAATAATTGAAAGCGTTTGGAGAGTGTCTTCCACGACTTTAAAAGCCGCGTCTCTCTTTATGGTTGATTCTGCTTTCGTTAGCTGGACCACCCGCGCCGCGTGGACCTTATCGAGCTGAGCCAAAAGCTGTTCTTTGCTCTTGGCGTCTGAGATTTCCCGCGTGATCTTGTTTCTTTGCGCCTGCGTCTCCGCGTTTAAGAGAGCCTTTTTCTGTTCGAGCGTGTCTTGATTGAGGGAGAGGAGCTGTTGGTCAAGGGCTTCCGCCATCTGCAAGGCCCGTTGCGCCTCTGCCTCTTTGTCATCGTTCAGCTTTTTTTCCGCCGCGATTTCCGCTTCCGTTCGCGCCGAAGTCTGTTGGACCCTGGTATCAGAGTGGACCGCGTGGGCCGCCGTTGTTTTGTCGAATTCCTGGCGAATCATCTCCCCTGATTCAAGCGTGATGGTCTGAATTTTCCCCCACGTCTCTTTTGCGATTGATTCAATGCTCCCAAAATCACGCTTCACCAACGCCACAACCGCACGGCCAACCCCCTCAAACGTCGTAAAAATAAGGGCCGCCAACGTCCCGAGCGCATCACCTACCGCGCGGATGGCATCAACCCCCTTGTTCAGCCACGAAACGAAAGACGTTAAAACCGGGATGACCGCGTTTCCGATGGTGTCTTTGAGCTCGTTCCAGTTGTTGGATAGGCTCGATGTCTCCTTGGAAAACCCCTCTTCTTTGAGCGCCGCGTCACCGAATTTCTGTGAAAGGACGTCCAGGACTTGCTGTCCGTTTTCAGCACCACCAATGAAAGCCCCGAACTCTTTGCGGGCCATCATCACGCCACGTTCGTTTTTATTGATTAGGTTTGTGAGAACATCCGTCGATGTTGCGAGGTCTTTCCCGGTCGCCACGGAAAGAGACATGGCCAATTGGCTTGCCTTTTGCGCCTTCGTCACATCCCCCGTGATCCGGACGAACTTCGCCATCGTCTCAATGGCCTGCCCATCCGTGAATCGCGTCGCCGCCTGGATCCCCTGCGCCCATGCGTTGATCTGCTTTTGGCTATCCTGGAACGACTGGCCGGAGGCGTCAACGGCGAATTTGAGCCGCCGCATGGCCTGGTTTTCTTCCTCCGCCCCCTGCACCGCGGACTTGAAGAAAGCCCCGATCGCCGCCGCTGTGGCAAGGCCTCCCAGGGCCTTGCCAAGAGATTTGAACCCTTCCCCGGCCCCGGCGACCTGTTTCCCAGCCTTTTCGGAGTCCGCACCGAGGCCTTTCAGCTTTTGGGAAACAACATCAAGCTGTCCGGTTTCGGAGTTTACCCGAACTGTCAGCTCGATCTTTTGATCAGCCATTTTAGGCCTCGACCTTTATCGTCACGCGGGAACAAATATCAACGAACGCACGGACCCGATCTTTGTTTGTCAAATCCTTCCTTGCCGAAAGGGACCGCCACGCGGACGACATGAGCCACCCAGATATGCTTTCCGCGTCCCCCGCCCGCGCCCGCGCTTCGAGCGCGAGCCGGGCTTCTGGGTCCATATTCATGATCTCTTTCGGGGTCATTAATAAGCCGTGTCGATGTTGGTTACGTCGATCTGGATCGCCTTCGAGTCCGAGGCGGAATAATACCCAGTGAACGCCACTTTTGCCGCCAGGAGCCCCGAATCATCCCCGAAGGGGAACGCTGTGTAATGCGCCTCATAGATGTTAACGTCAACGGTGTGGTAGTAGGTCGAGGCGATAAGAGGCCCAACGGCAAGCATACGGAGGGCCACGGCGGTATTGGCGAGGAACTTGGTGCGCTCCGCTTCCGTCGAGAAGTAGATCGTAAACCCGCCCTTGATGTCGATCTTCCCAGGGGTGACGATGTCTGTCACCTCTTGCGATAGGTTCAGCGTTTTAAGGCCCATCGCCCCGTTGTCAATTTCGATGTTCCACTCTTTCACGTCGGTGTTGGAAGTCCCGGCAATCTTGAAGTCCATAGTGTTGAACGCAAGGTATTTTTGAGTCGGGAACGTTGGGGACCCGATGGACCCGGTGGCTTCGCTCTTGAAGAGGACGTCCGCCTCAAACTTGCCAAGAGAATCAACCCCGCCACCGAGAGACACTTTCTTAACGATCCCGAGAGAATATTTCTTCACGTCGATCCCATAATCAAGGAAAAACGTGTAGGGAGGCTTCTGGTAAGATGGACTCAGCGTGATGGTGTGTTTGTAGGCCGCCGAACCTCCCTGCTGTACGGAGGAGACGCCACCAAGCAGGGAACGAAGGAACTCAACGCACGTTTGCGAATCAAGCGGTAGGGCCACCTTCCCCGCGCCAGTCTTTGCCCCTGCAATGGGAGGCATCATGGTCGGATCGCCTTTCAACACGTCGTTTTCCAAAAGGCCAAGCTCGTATTTCATCTCGGTGCCCTTGAGAACCGGGTACCACTTCGTCGGGGTGGTTTCAGCCGTGCCACGCACCGCCTCTTTCTTAAGTCCGAACCTTTGCGCTTCGATGGGATACAGTGACACGGTTAAGCCTCCTCTTTGAATTCAATGAAGTTTGGATTTTCTTTTAACTTTGAAACTAAATCAGCCCCGCTCAAAATCTCGCCTTCCTTGAAATGCCCGAGCCCAGGCGCCCAACACTCGCGGACACACTTCAAGCGCATGTTTTCACCCTTTCCGCTTTTCATTTCCTTGTTTTTGTATTCTGGAATCACGGTGTCACCCCTTCGGTCACATAGACTATCTCGACCTCCATCACGAACCCGGCGCGGGGGTCAAGGTTCCCGTCGTCAGTCACCACGTTTTTGATTTCCAGCCATTTGGCGTTTCCGCCAAGCGTCCGATCTGTTTCGAGGGCGTGTGTCGTGTCCTCGATGAGGTTATCGAGAGGGCCTTGTGCATCAGAGAACCCATCTGAACTCTTCGCAAACCCGACAACGAATAATGTGATCGTGCTTTTAAATTGATTCCGCGTTATGTTCTCACGCTTCTCGATTGTCTTCCCAAGAAATAGGGCCGGAAGCTCACTGTCCGCCACCGAGTCAAGCGAGGTCACTCCGCGTTTCACAAGGGCGATGGTGCTGTTGTATCCGCCTCCCGTTGTGATAAGCGGGAGCGTTGTCTCCTTAATGTAATCGAGTATGAGCTTCCGTTTAGAATTCGCCACGTTCAAATCCAGCTCTTCCGGCGCCCAGGATAACCGCCGTGATGTCTTCCGTTAAAGGGTCGATAGTGTCCTTGATCGCCCGCCGGAGGTATGACCTCTCACGAATGGTTACCGACTTTGCACCGCTTTTTGTTTTCCGAAGTATGACACCTCCGTATTCGTGGATAGCCGCATAAGGGATGTTGTCGACACCGAGCCCGATTAAAAAGCCTGTCCCGTCGCTTTCAACATCCGAATAGACTCGGCTTCTCAACTGGCCGGACTGGACCCGGAGAATATCGCTGTCGTTTTTACGTTCCCCCCTATGGGACTTTGACATGTATTTGTTTATCGCGGTCGAACGGGCCGACACCGCGAATTTCTTACACGCCTTTTCGAGTAGCCCGTTAATCATCGCCCGCCCACGCGAATAGTTCCCGGCCACCCTCTGCAATTCCTTAACGCCTTCGATGACAAATTTAGACGGCATGAATGAACGCCCTCTCTGATCTGTACGGATTCAGTAGCCCCTTTACCTGGTTCATGATTTCGTCGTTGGAATACGTTGTTGACCTGTCTCCAACGTGTTCCGATGTCGAGCCGAACCGCTGTCCGAGATACTGGCTACGGTAAGAGTTCCCAATGTAAAGCAGAACTGCTTCTTGGATCGACGCCGGGACGTTGGCCAGGGAATACCCAGCGGTGTAAACCGCCTTCACGTTCATGATCCCAACATTGAACGCCACGGCCTGGTTGAAAAGTCGAATTAGCCCGTTGTTGTTGTCAAGAACGACATCGGTCGAAACATTGATGGCCGTCCCGGCGCCGAACGCGCGATCAACGTCGTCGTAGAGATTCGATAATGCCGTTACCGGATACTGGTTCAGGATCAGCGTCCCGGTCCCGTCACCGTCGTAATAATCTGTGTTCACGCGCGACAACAAAAGCCGTTGCGTGTAGCTGTTGGCGAAAGACGAAGCCCTATTTATCATTGATTCAATAACAGAATCTTCGTTTTCGCTTGTGATTTTCAAAAAATCTTTTGCCTCGGCAAGCGAAACAAGAGCGTTTGCCGTATCAAGAGACATTTACTTCTTACCCCGCGATTTTGGCTCTTCCGTTTTTGTCTGCTCCGGCTCTTTCACAAATTCCCATTCACGTGGAAAATCTGAAAACAACTGTGCGGACTTTTCGTCACACACTTCAACGATGTCACCACGTCGCGCGAAAACAAGCGTCCCATCCGGAGATCCACCGTGATACCCATCCCCAACATGTTTCAACTTTTTCATATCGTCACCTCGTCCGGCCCGCGCACGGGGGGAGTGGGTTTCCCCACCCCCCGCCGTCGCTTGCCGTTTTATTAAGCGATGTTGTATCCAAGCCCGATGGTCTTGTTGCTGGCCGTCGGATAGATGTCTTTGAACGTCACCCGCTCTTTCGTGACCAATGCCACCTGGTCGCTTTCCGCATACAACTCGTTGAGCACGCGCACGGACTGGGCCGAACGTCGTTCCCCAAGAACCCAACCGGGACGGTAAACAATATATAGAGCCGTCTTGGTGGTTGTCGTTCCGTCGTATACGCCGGAAGCGTTGAGGTCCTCGCGCACGAACCCAGACACGAACACCGGCATTCCGTCAACGTTCCCGAGGGAACCGGTAATAGCGGTCGCCGCGTTGCCGAAGTTCTGCATCGTCACGACTTCCGTCAACCCGAGGAGCTT